GCACCTCTCAGGTCGCTCGGCGGGGCGGGGAGGGGTGGTACCCCACCTACCGCAAACCTGGATGTTTTTTATCTGGTCTGCGTTCTGTGATTGGTGTGCGTGCGTTGGCTGCTTGTTGTTGGGTGATGCGCATGTGATGCCAGGGGCATAACCATATGAGGGTGGTGTGGTCGTTTCTATCTACGTGGTGTGCTTCGTTGCCTTGTTCGGGGCAGCGTGTGCTGTTGCGTAGGGTGGCTTGGCATTGGCCCCCGGCTTGTTCTTTGCACTGGGCTCTGAGTTTTGCCCAGCCGGGGGGGAGTTCTTTGGAGCGGGGGCTGTTATCCCACGGCATGAGACTTGATTGCTGTTGATGACCAGTTGCCTGTGCGGGGGACGTAGCACAGTTGGATGTTCTTGCTGTCTAGCCACTGTTGGGTGGTGTTGATCTGCTCGAGGTAGTTCTTCGCGGCCCAGTCATCACCGACAACAAGAATGTCTGGTGCTACTTGGGCTATGAGTAGCGGTTGTTGCCAGCCGCCGTAGTTGGGTACCACTCTGTTGACAGTGCGCAATGTTTGGATGACTGCTGCTCTAGAGGCATACGGCACTAGAGGGGGTTTGCCTTTGTAGGAGGTCACGAATTCGTCTGTGTTCACAGCAACAATGACTTCGCTGTCACCGGCTAGGCGGCGGCATTGGTTGAAGAGTCCGATGTGGCCGGCGTGGATGGTGTCGAAGGTTCCCATTGTGAGGACTCTCATCGCCATGTTCCTTTGTGTTTCTCCCACAGGTGGTTGCCGATTACAAGGTTGTTGCGTCCGTGGCGTTCTTCGGTGCGTAATGCTGTCCGGTCGGTGATATCGGGCCAGATTGTTGTGTAGGTGAGTAGCCCTGGTAGTTCCGCTTCGATGCGGATTGCGTCTTCTTTAGACTGTTCTGCCGGGTAACGGTCGAGGATTGGTTCCAGTGAGCTGGTGTGGTGTATGCCCATGAACATGGGGGGGTGTCCTGAAAGCCATGCGGGGGTGCGAAAACGGTCAATCACCGACCAGAACAGGGGGTCAAGGATCGTTACCGAATCATGGAGGAACAGGAACCGGTCAGCGTGTGCCATTCCATGACGGAGGGCTGCGACCTCGTACCCGCCTGTGTGGTGGATGAGCACTTCACGGTCTGTGGTGGCTTGTATCGACGTTAGGCAGTCGGTGAGCCATGCTGTGCGGTCAGGGTGTGTGCCTATGACGACGGGAAGCACAACGCCTTCATCAAGTTTGGGTGGCCGTTAGCGGCCTCATACTGGCGGTACAGGTCAACTATTGGGTCGCCGTCATGTTCGGCCCGTTCAGGGTCTTTGCTGTGCGACAACGAAAGTAGTACCCCGTCGTGGCGGGGCATTTCACCGATCAGTGTTTGGTGGGCGAGAGAGAAAGCGAAATCTTCGGGAGCCCACTTAGTGAACCGTTCATCCTGCCCACCAGCAGCCCACCAGGCCTTAGGGGTTGTGATGTAAGTTCCGCCGCAGGTGAAGTCGAGCTCGATCAGTGTTTCGCCGTAATGGTTGAGGACACGGCAAGAACGGTAAGGGAGCCGCACAGCGGAATCATCTGCCGCGAAGAAAGCATCACGCACCGCTGTGCCCTCGGGGATGCAATCTGCGTCCGTTACAACAAGTTTGCTGAACCCCAAACGTTCGGCCTCATGGACGGCAAGGTTCCTCGATGCTGCCCTGTTGAATGGGATATGGCCGGAGTCGAAGAAACGCACATCACCGAGCAGCGACCAGAACTCGAGGGTCATAGCGAATGAACGCATACGGTCTGGTGTAGGCCGCCAGATCATGCCGATAAACAATTAGCCCCACCGTTCGGCTAGGAGCTTCATATCAGCGTCAACCATCGCCGCATGTACGGGGTTCCCGAAAGCAGCTTCAATGCGTTTGTGTGTGATGTTGGGCAGGTCGATGGCGGTAACGGTCATGCCTTGCGCTATTGCGTTGAGGTAGAGGTCGTCGTCGCCAGCCCACCAACCGAAAGCTTCATCAGGGCGGATACGGTCAGGGTGGATTCCATAACACCAACCTGTGAGCGGTGTCCGGTGGCCTACACGGTGCCCTGCCACATAGACGACATCGTTGTGATCGAGTGCACCAAACAATGCGCCCAGATCCTCCGTAGACGCTTCGATATCGTCGTTGAGAACCAATGTTGGCCCGTCACACTGATCTAGCCCCGAATTCCACCAATGCTGAATGGAATGGCTGAAATCGTCCACCCTGACAGTGCCTTGAATGTGTGGGTGGTCAGGTTCGGTGTGAACAATCACAACCGTACAAATCGGTTGCAAAGCTGCAACAAGCGGCACCAACGTTTCCCGCTCAAACCGAGTCGGAATCACCGCATAACGCATTCTCATGCCCCGTCATTATCAACAAGATCAACCATCAAGTGTGCGACCCTGAGTGCTTCTTCGGTGGAGCGCCGCACATCCACAAATGCTTGCTGCTCATCGGGTGTCAAGTCTTCGAGCCGGATGATGTGGGGGGCAGGTATTGGGTTAGCCATCCCTGCCCCCTCAGTCAGCTATTGGCACGCCTCGCAGTTGAGGTCGTCCATTGGATCAGTTGGCACGTAATAGGGGTCGATGGTAGGCACCTCCCCTCAACTTTCGAGGGAATCACACCCTAGCTGTTACAGAATTCTGAGCTCCGACCAACCACCATCAGCAGTGACGAATGACAACATCCCGGCGAGTGAGCGTTCACCGGTCTTGTTGGTGTACCAGCTCGACCCGTTATCGCTTGCGGGGCTGACCATGAGCCAGCGTGCATCACCGGACTGTTGAACACGGAGACTGTGGAAGTGCCCAAAGAGCGCGATATCGCAGTCAGCGAGCGGCATACGCCCATGCGATTGACCCTGCCACCATTTACCAAGCCCATCAGCGCCTTGCGCCTGGTGACCGTGAGCGAACCCCAATGTCGTGCCTGATGTTGTGAACGACAGGGACTCAAGCGATTCGGCAGGGATACGCACTGACACGTTCGCAAGTTTCGGTGACTCCGCGCACACATCACGCAACTGCTCAGCGATCTCGATACCGTAATCATCGAGTACGTGATTCTCTGGTGACTTCGGGCCGATACGCACCGACCCATGATTACTAGGCACCGACACATACACGAGAGAATCTGTGAGTGGTGCCAACATTTTGATGCCCTCAAGCATCAGCCGGCGAGCGAACCGTTGCTGCTCGGTGATGGGTAGGTCGTTGGTTCCGCGTTGCGAGCTGGTCGAGTTGATGTTCTCAACAATGTCGCCAAGGTCAGCGAGCACTATCTCAGCGAAACGTGTTTGCCTTGCGATGTCTGCTGCTTTAGCAAAGGATGCGAGGACACGGTTAGCTAAGTCGGCTGATTTGAGGCCGAAGTCGGTTTTGCCGGTCTGCAAGTCAGCAGCACACACCACAAAGGTTCCGTTATCTGCACTGTTCCGCTGACTGCGGAATGGCGGCTTTTCCGGAACCCATGAGTCAATGGCCGCATACAAGTCAGCAACCGACACCGGATCAGTGCCAGCAGCAACAGGGCGAACATTGTTCAGCTTGTTCCAGAACCCACCGTTAGGGTTCGAGGTCCAACCCCAGGTGAACGTCACCGCATCAGGATCTTGACCTGTTGACGCTATGAATGCCCGGTAGTCGGCAAAACCCCACGGTTGCTGTGAGAAACGCGAATAGTCGATCGAACCGTCTTCGTTGTGGCGTTCGTACTCGCCACCAGCCGCAAGCTGACCCGCTTTCGCGGTTACTGCGTCACTGAGTGCGCTCACACTTACACGCCCCCCTACGGTGACGGGCAATAGACGACCCACCTAAATGGATTCCGATGTCGCGGAGGACACCGGATAGGAAGTCGGGAGAGTAGGTGCGGTCGGCTAAGTAGGTGACGAGTTCGGCGCGATCCTCAGGCGAGGACTTAGCGAGCAGCAGCTTCACCGCACATGTTGTTCCCGGTCGGGGAATTTCGCGTGCGGTTACCGTGTCACTGAGTTTCGACATCACCGGTACCAGAGTCAGGGCTGCCGATCGTGGCGTGTTTCGCTAACTCCAAGAGTTGCGCTTGGGTGCGGTCGTCTAGGTGGTCAGCGACAGAGAAGTCAGACATCAGCGTCGAGGGCAGCCTGAACTTCTGCCGCTTGTGCGGTTAGGTTCGCTATTGATTCTTCGGCTTCAGCTAGTCGAGCTACTGCTGCGTCGCGGTCGTCTGTGCTGATGGCGATGTGCGCGTGGATGCGCCCCAGAGCATTGGTAAGAATTTCGCGAACTGTGTTCTCGGTTGTCATTGTCTGTTCTCCCTCGAAGTGTCAACAGTCAGAACCCTTATTGACGGTTATTCCACAGACTGGATAGAAAGGCCGCCCAGCGGCCCCAACATGATCAATTGCTGAGTGTGCAGGAGTCGAACCTGCGCCTACGGTTTTGGAGACCGCCGTGCTTCCGTAACACTTACTCCCAATGCCGCACAGAAACGGGTGGGGCAGATTATCAACCGTTGTTTTCGGCATCCACCACACCGCACCCGCTCTGGCCGGACAGCAGCTTTGATTCGATATCACTGGCAGGCCACCGTGTGAGACTGCTCAGTCGGTCTACTTATCTCCGCGACGGTACCGACAAACGTTTAGCGGGTAGCTGATGCTCGTGCGCGTCGCATCTGAGCTCTGTCATGAGCGAATGCAGCACGGGAGGGGATCTTTCGATCTGCTGGCGCTGTAACTAGCGCCCACTCTTCGAGCGTGAGAGGGGTAACTATCTCGCCCCTGCGTCGAGCAGCGCGCCGTTCTGGTGCAGTCTCGGCTAGGCGGGCGTAATAGGCCAGCTTGTGAGCGAGAGTGATCATCGAGCTAACCCTTCTCTGTCATGAACGGATGGGGTGACTGGCTAGCGCTCTGTAAGACGACCCGCTCACTGTTTCATGGGAGCCTGTGCCAGTCGATGCCCGAGGGGAATCGTTTGTGCTGATCCTCGGGGGGACTAGGCGAGCACCGGAAGTTTAAACAGAAACGCCCCGCAACTTGGCGGGGCTAACTGTTGGTCTGTGCTGCTGGGGCGCGAAGCTCCAACCTCTACATAAAGATTAACGGTTGTAACGCTGTTGTCAAGTATTGCGGATACCGCGCGTCGTAGTTTCCCGCTCAACGCGCAACAGGTCAGGCAGATACACCCACAACACCCTCCCCGGTCGCATCGTTCTCACCCTCCCCGCCCTAACCCACTCGTAGATCGTCTTCCGGTGTCGGTTCACTCGCTCCGGTGCGTCGTTTACTGTTACCCACTCGCTGCTTTGCAATTTCGTTCTCCTGATGAATAAGTGCTGCGTCGATCGAGAAGTTGGCCGAGTCCTCGACCTTGTGGCAGTTCGTACATTTCACGGTCACATCGATAACATCGGTGACAGTCGTTCCACCTGTCGGGCGGGTGCGGTCGTAAACCTCTACAGGCATCGCATCCCTGTGGGTCGGGCTAGTGAGCTTCGGTGGGTAATACTTCAACGTCACCAACTGGCAAGCACGGCACCGCAGAAACTTCACCTTGTGAGGGCGATCCGACATCGGCCACTTAGCCATCGCCGCCTCAACCTCCCGAGTGATGAGCAGGGCGAACTCGTAACCGTTCGCTGCGACATCCTCGAGCGTCGGCCACTGGTTGATCTCTTGCAGAAGATTGCTGATCTCTTCTGCCGCCAACCAAGTCCCAGGGAGCGGGATCATCGGGTCAGATGAACGGGTTTGCAGCTCGTCAGCGTCACGAGCGCGAAGGTGGCCGGCGATTCTCCACCAACCAATGTGTGTTCTCGCATTGTCGATAGCACGTGTGAACTTGTCGAACTCGGTTGTCGTCAGATAACCGACCATGCCCTCTTCGTGATCGAGAGTGAGTTCAGCGTCTTTCATTGTTCGTCCTTACTCGGGGTAGACGCGGGGAGGGTGTGGCACCCGCATTCGCAGGCAGGGTTAGACATATACGGGTTCTTGCAGCGACCGCAATGCCGCATCGGCAAGGTGTCAACGTTCCCTCTTGATGGATTCGTAGAACCGTGACCGCCCATCATCTCCCTACCTTTCGTGTGTACGGTGCTGGAACCTCAACAACCACAACCCGACGACCCGCCAGTTTCACACCGATACCGATTCCTGCCGCCAGGGATACACCCATCAACGCAGCAACAAACACCAGCTCAGGCATTGGGTGTCCCTGTCTCGGTAGGGAGAGCACGGATGGCGGCGGCGATGACCGTCGCGGCTCGGGCACGAGTCGATGCTGCCCCTGCGCGTTCAGCTAAGCCGTCTGCAATCATGGCTGCCCGGTTTTGCATCCCCGTTGCTCCCTCACGGAGACCAGCCTCGAAGACAGCGAGACGCCCAAGGGTGCCATCTTCGACCGCTGCGGTTTCTTCGGCAGCGTCAAAAATTGCTTTCAGCTCTTCGTGCGTTTTCATTGGGTGCCTCGTTTCAGGATTGATTTCAACGGTTTGTATATAGCGATTACGAACAGACGCAAAAGTGCGTAATGGAGTCGCTCGAAGTCGTTCATGGCTTTCCCTCCGTGAACCAGATGCCAAGCAGAACACCACTAGCATCCTTCGATTTGTAGATGGTGTCGTCAAAGTCGAGGTCGCCCGAACGAATCCGGTCATTTGCCCATTTGTTTATTGACCGCAGCCACGCCTCAACGATGATCCAACGCAGTTTCGTAATCATTTCTCTGTCTCCTTCGGGGTTAGTGCTGCGATTAGCGCTGCGATACGGACAGCCTCGTCGTGCATGTAGCAGTCAGTGATCCGTTGTGAGCGAACCCCTAATTCGGGTTCTGCCTCAGTCACCAACGTCAGTGCCTCGTTATAGTTGTGGCCGCAACCCCACTCCCCATCGACCGTAGCCACCGATTCTTTAGCGATTTCGATAAGCGCATGAATGGCTTCATCCCTAGTCATGGTGTCTCCTTCGGGGTGCGGTACTCGGCGGCACGGGCGAATATGAACTCGCGGTCGCCATAACGGTTACTGAGATTTGTTGCGGCTTCTTCTAGAGCCTCGGCTTTGGCTTCGGCATCGTGAGCGGCAAGCCAGCGGGTGAATTGCTCTGATCGGTCACCTGTTTGCCATGCCTCTTCCCAGCACTCTCGGATGTCTTCGTCGGTCGGCGTGTACTTATCGGTTGTCATTGTTCGTTCCCTTCGGGGTGCGGTACGGGTTGGATTCGCTCGGCCACATGCCGCAAGAACACTCGCCTTCGTTCCATGCGGCGCAATGGCATTGGCGGGAACTTGCGCCTTCATCCCACCCTTCGCGCTTGCCCTCGGCTTTGGCTTCGGTGATCGCAGCAGACAACCAGCGGTCGAACTCCGCACCGTACTTAGCGACCTTCTCGGGGTCGCCTGATGGTGCCCAAAGGCGTAGGTACGAACCTCGAATGTCAGCGCTTGTTTTCTGTTCGCGTAGTTGGTCAGTCATCGAAACGCACCCCCAGAAGCTCTACACGCTCAGCGTGAGACAACTGCGTCAGGATTCTTTCTGGCAACACTTCTCGCAGCCAGTCCTGCACCATAATTTCCAAGCTCCCCGCATCAACACCAAGGCTCAGTTCTTCATCAAGGCGGTCACGCAAGATGCTCTGTTCGCGTAGTTGGTCTGGTGCTATTACCGGACGGTAATCAGGGGATGGGGTATTACCTGACGGTAATTGGGTGGGAGGTGGGACAGGGGCGGCAAGCTCGCGGATAAGCGACGGCCAACGAGCTGTACCGTTATCCCCCTCGTAGTTCTTAGCCTCCGCGATCAGTTCCGCTACTCCCTCGGTGGGCTGCGAGGGCGAGAAGTCGAACGCGGCACGGAGAGCCTGAGCCGCCGCAATATCCCCCCTATCCACACCCCAGTCGTCATCCATGAGCGCGTTCTTAGCTAGCGCTATAACCTGCGAAATCTCGTCTTCGCTGGCTTTGGTGATGTGCTTCAAAAGGGGGTCTCCGAATCGTTCACCCAGCTATCCACCACAGGACCAGGCACAGAAGATGCCCACGGTTCCTCAGCCGGCGAACCCTTCTTCGGCCTACGAATCACCAACGCGAGCTGCGGGTTCGTGATCTCCACCGACACTTTGGTTGAACCGTCTTTTTCGTAGGTTTGCGTTTTGATCCCATCACCAGTGACCGTCACCAGTGACCCCTTGTCGATGGTTGTCAGAATCGCAGGAACATGCTCATCCCAGAACGATGCCTTGTACCAAACGGTGTCGCCTGTGTCCTCCCACTTCCCATCCACCTTCCGTTGTGGGGTGACTGGCACCGTGATATCGATGACCGTGTGACTTCCTGCCGTCCGCGTCTTCGGCTCGTTAGAAACGAAACCCTCCACCGCAATTGCTGCCTTACCCATCAGCCGACCACCTCAACATCGTCCTCTAGCTTCGAGCCGGGCCATGTATCGCTAGCTAACTGCCAGCTCCCCATATCGAATTGGTTGCTGATGTTGATTCCAGCGGGAGCGTTATTGAGCGCATCCTCGACAGCTTGATCAATACCATCTGCTTCGACTACCACGCTTGTTTCTGCTATTGCCACCAGATGCACTCGGTACTTCGTCATTTATTTCTCCTCCGCTTCGTTGATAAAAGTCATGCTGCTGCCATCCGTTCAGGGTCCAAACGTTGCGCCAAATCAGAACGCCCATGCCGGTACATCCACCGCGCCAGGGCTGCTTGGGAACGGTTCAACGTCGCCGCAACCTCCCACGCCATCGCCCCATTCGCTAGGAGCCATTCGGCATTCTCAATGACAACCTCAGCTGGCACCGAACGTTGACGCGTCTTCTTTGCTACGGGTTCAGGCCACACCTCAGACATCATCCGAAAAGACTCCAAATTCTGTTTACGACGGTTCTCCAACTCCCACGAGCTCACTTCACTCGCCCCCCATCCGGTGTACGCAAGTTCTCCCACCGCTCAACCAACAACGGGTTCGCATCCAACACGGCCAACGCAATCTTCAACGCACGATCAACGGTCACGCTGCCTCACCGTCCTCCGCAGCCTCAATCTCGCGTGCAACCTGGCGGTCATGATCACGGAGCTGCGCGAGACGGTTTCTGATCTCGTCAGAGACAGGTTCCGTGTCCTCCCAATCGAGAGGGATCAGACCACGAGCTCGAGCCGACCGCACATCGGCTGCAATAAGTTCCTTCGTCTGCCGGCTTGAAATCTGCGTGTGCGCGACAACATGGGCGACGGTGAAGTATTCCTTGGTCTGCGTTGCAACGTGCGCTAGGAGTGCCGCCAGCGCATCCTCATAGTCCGCATCACGGATAGCGGGGATCAGATGCCACGACTCGACCGTCACCGCATCCACCTGCCTGCGGTCGAACCCCGAAGCGATGGTCAGTAGCTGGGCGATCTCTTTCTTGTTCATGCTTGAATTCCTGTCTGCTCCTGAGCGGCATAGAGGGCAACGACTGAGAGGTTCTCTTCGGTGCGGGTCGTCTTCTTGTGGGAGGGGTTCTCGCGCTGCAACCGCAACGTGTCGTACTTGCTGCGGAACTTAGCCATCGAGAGGATGTTGGCTCGCCAGAACGGGTCAGCCTGTGACCACTGGATAAGCGAGAGTGCTTCGTTGAGAGGGCGGTTGTCGGTGTCGAGCATCAGGCGCGCAGCATCGAGCCATGCCTTACCGACCTCGGGACGCTTCGAGCCGTTGCTCTCAATGAGGTCAGCGAGGATGGTGCAGAGCCGGGAAACGTCGGGGCGCGTAAGCGTCACGTCTTTGATTTGTATTGACTTGTTGTTACTTGTTGTTATTTGGGTCGCGGAATCCGCACGGATTCCTTCTGGATTCCGCGCGGAATTATCCTGTTTTGCCGCAGAAACATTGGCCTTACGCTCACGATCCCGTTTGAGGTACTTTCCTATTTCCTCTGTCGTTTTGTTCCACTTTGACCAACTTCTGACAACATAACCACCGGGCGTTGCAGAAATTAGACCAACAGAACACAGCGCACGTACACGGTCAGGCACTCTTGTGAGCCCTGCACCGATTACTTTGACGAGCTGCCGTTCGGTCACATAACCGTCAGATGCGGCAGAAGAGAGGAACGCCAAGGTGCGGACAAAAAGGATCTCAGCCTTCTCGCCGGCCTCAAGGATTGCGTCGTCGTAATAGTAGGTGGCTGATAGTGGAGCGTATGGGCCGTTTGACTTCGGTCTAGCCATCATCGATCACCTACCGTCTGTGCGGTGGTATCGGGTACACTTGTCATTACTGGAATTCCTTCAACTCGGTTCCGGTCACGCCTCGGCTGTTTACGCAGTGCGGGGCATTCTCTTGCCCCCATTCTACCCCGCCGATCTGCTATTTGGGGTATCTGAGCAGCTATATGGGTCATTGGTTGCCGATCGGTAGGAGCCCGTATAGGGCTAATAGTTCTTGGGCGTGACCCTCAGAAACACGGACTCGTGTGCCGTCGTCTGCGAGCAGAACCCAAACATGTGACTGGTGAGGTTCCACCCCCAACCACCGCACCAGCACGGGCACACCAGAGGGTTGTGCACGGTTGTTGCCGGGGATTATCAGACCAGCCGCGACCGCTCTCACCGGGTGCGCGTGAACCCACCCATGACACCCAGTGACCCCAGAACCACACAACAGGATCAGGTTCGCAACACCATGCCCACCAATTGCACGCGGTTTACGGTGATGCCTCGACCCCGACACCACCTCCAAACTCACCCCACACCTCACACACGCCTGGTTGTCGCGTGCATCGATGAGAGTTGTTGTTTTACGGGATGGTTCGCTCATGCTGTGCCCCCAAGGATCATGCGGAGAGCGAGTTCAGCTTGCGCCGGCACAACCCCGTTCCCGAGAGCTTTCAACTGCTCATTGCGGGTCAGTTCGGGGCCGCGTCTCATGAGGCTTCCCCTGTGGCCGATTGGTCGCGTATCGAATCGGCGTAGGCGAAGACGTTCCCGCCATTGCTCGACCGATTCACCAGTTATATGCCCGTCAGGTAGCCCTTGCATCCATTCCACGAACCGGGCTGAGAGTCGATGTGACCCGTTTTTGCCGTCTGGGTTGGTTGGTGGTGGCGCGATGCGTCCGGTTACTTGTTCCCACCGTCGGATCGCGGGTTCGTAAACTCCCCATTCAGTTGCGCCAGGTCGTGCGCTATGTTCGTCAACCACACCTGACCGGTGAGTGCTTTCTCCTTGCTGCCCTGCAGCGTGGTCGCTTTCGTGCCCTCCGATGCGACTGGTGTTGGAAAGAGTGTTAGCGACGTAGTTGAGGGGGGGGGTGTTCCTCAACGCTTGTGATGCCCCCCCGTTGTTTGTTGCGTCCTGAGTCGTTGGCGTTGGGAGTAGTCGCCCGCCCGTCGCTATCAGCCCGTGATCTACCAGCACCATGAGCGAGGTCACTACTTGCCGGCCGGGTTTCTTGCGCAGGTGATTCTCCGGGGTGTTCCCCGAGTCGTTCGCCGCTGGCGTCGGCAGTAGGTGCTCCGCTACCACTGTCCGCAAGTCCGGCCCGCCCGTACCGTGCGCTCCCGCTCCGTTCATGTCTGTTGTTCGCGGTGTCGGCAAAATCACCACCCCCTGCGGCCTCGACTCGTCCGAGCGTTCCCCGCCCAGTTTGTACATCGTCTCCGTACCCGATGCGCCCCTCGACGCTCTGGGGGTAGGCAACGATGAAGACACGGAATCGTCCGTGGGGAGCTCCCGCGTCGGCAGCTCGTACACCACACCACTCCGCGTCATACCCGAGGTCGGCCAAGTCTCCAAGAACAGCTCCGAGCGCGTTGACAACAGATCGTGCACCTCCGTCTCCCACCCCCCACGGATCGGATTCCATTGGGCCAGCCGCCGAAGCGGAGAGTAAGCCTCTGACATTTTCTATAACGACCAATCTGGGTTGAAGTGCTTCGATAGCGCGTGCAAACTCTGACCACAAACCCGACCTAGTACCCTCACGGATACCGGCACGAGCGCCGGCCAACGAAACGTCTTGGCACGGAAAACCGCCCGTCAGAACGTCCACCGGTTCAACGGTCAACCAGTCGATCTTGGTTATGTCGCCGTGGTTCGGAACGTCCGGCCAATGATGGGCAAGGATCTTCGACGGTGCCGGGTCGAACTCTGAGAACCACACGACCTCACCACCCAAAACTGCTTGAACACCCATACCAAGCCCCCCGTAACCGGCAAACAATTCACCGATCCGTAGTGGCTGGTTGGGGGTGGAAACAATCACGAGGCAGGGGTTTCGTCGGGGGTTGATTGGGTGCGCATTAGTGATGTCGCCGGGGAAGGGGCAACAGTTCGGGGATTCCGAACAGTTGCGGTCAGTTCCGTTTTGCGTGCATCTTTCGCGGCGATCAAGTCAGAGTGCGACTGGACACCACGCACACCGGCGAGATCCCATGCAGCTTTCAACGACTCGAGCGACGACGCAGACATAAGGTCAGCTAGAACCGCATCCACAACGCTCTGATCGGGCTTCTCTGGGACGTTCAGGGGTTGCACGACGAACGGTTTACGTTGCCCCCTTGTGACCGTGAGAGGGATTTCTAGGGGCTTGTCGATGTGGCTCAAATGAGAAATTCTGATGCCCCCGACCGCGTCTTTCCCGAACCGGATGGTGGGGTCGCCGTAGAGGGTCAGCTTGCGGCCAACGTACACAGACGCTTCGGGCCCCCATGCCGCAACGAGTACACGGCGCATCGACTTACCGGGCTTGTACGGACGGCCGGGGAACTCGGTTAGGTGGAGCTCGAGGGGTTGTTCTTTGGTGCCGCTCTTTACCTGAGACACCGTGACCGTCTTGGGTGCGCTCATGTAGTCGTCATAGTTCTGCTGCGCAGAATCCGGTTCGGTGGTTTTGAGGATGTCCATTAGACGTTGATCTCCGCGCTCTCGTACTGCATCTCGTGCTCAATGACCGCCCACGCTGGCGCGGTGAGTGTTTGTGGGGTTTCGTCGTACCCCGGCCAGACACCAGACGCGGTGCACTCTGCGAAGATGCGGCGGGCTGCTGCTGTTTTCGCTCGTGCCATGTCCACCCAGTACGGTTCGATCTGGTAAACGCCAACCTCGTGCGGGCCGGCCTTCTCGACCGCAACAATCCAGAACTCGTCGATACCGCGCCCGGTAGCTGCTTTGTGGACCTCGTCGTAATGGGCAACCTGCACTGGGTACCCCCATTTGTGAACGGATCTTGTGAAGCCGTTTGGTGTTGCGTCGTCAGTGGTTTTCAGGTCAACGGCGTAAGTGCCGTTCCGTGTTTCTGCTGAGAGTGCGTCGAACCTGGCGCGTACTGGTACACCGTCGATGTCTGCGAATACGGATGCTTCGCGCATATCGCAGACTTCGAATAGTGGGCGTGCTGTGGGGTGGTTGAGGACGGCCTCAGCCATCGCATCGACTCGTTTTGCGTCGTCGGGGGAAACGATTGTGTATCCGGCTGTGCGTTGCTCAACCTCCCATGCGACGGTTTCTTTTTTGGTGGAGGGGTTGCCGCTGGGGGTGAGGTGTTCGGGCGGGTAGAGAACAATTCCTGCGCCGACTCCTAGGACTTTGCTGTGTGTTGCGTGGCCGATCTCGAAGGCGGTTGAGGTTCGTTTGTGGGTTTGTTCCCATTGGAATTTTTTGGGTGAGCCTTTGTATTCGGGTAGGAGTTGTCTTGCGCCGGTGGAGCTGAGGGCGGGGTGGGCGTGGTAGATGTCTTCGCCTAGTCCGAGGACTATTTCGTTGGTGTAGGTCATTTGGGGGTTTCTTCGTTGTATGGCTCGAGTGTGGGGAGTTGAATGTTTGGTGTGTGATCGATGCCTTTATTGCCGGGGTTGTGGATGGCGATGGCGATCATGCAGGTGATGAGGATGAGCATGAAGGCGTTCCAAATCTGTGGGCGACCCATCAGGCACCGCCGAGGATGACGGCAACAACACCGCACCCGATCACAAACAGGAACAGACCAGCGACCACCCAGAACCCGGCAGTAATGTGCCCGTTCACGCGGACACTCCATTTATTGCGCGAGCCAACGCGAGGGCCGTCTCTGTGTAGACGAGAGTGACCCAGTTCTGCTCGATCGTGGACGCGGTGACAACCTCGCGCAGGATCGCTAGTTGCGCGTCGATGGTGCGATAGAGCGTGACGATCATGTGTGCATCAGCGGAACCGCCAGCGCGGGACACGTCAAACAGAATCGGTGCGTCATCATCCTCTGCCTCACCGACTACAACCAGAAGCGAGTCGCGTTCATAGACGCTTAGTGGTTGGGAAACCGCCAACGTTCGCAGATCGGTCAGCTTCGTAATTGCCGCCTGAATTTCTTCTACAGCGCTCATATCAGTCACCTGCCATTTCGTCTTCGATGCGTTGTTTCCTGTACAGGTCGTCATCGTCAACAGGTCGTCCACCATCCCACAACCACGAGGGGAGGATCGGGGGGGTTGTGTCCTGTTCCGCTAGACGCTCCCACAGTTGCCCCTTAGCGCCGTGGCGTGCATGGTTCAGGGGGCGCTCAAGATGGAGGCGTGTGGCTGCCGCATGTCCAGAAAGGGCAGCAGTGCTGACCGGGGTGCCGAACCGTGTAACAATGCGGGCGGTCATGCGACACCTGCCACAAGGTAATCCCACTCAACCCGAGACAAGGTGAGCAGCATGAAGCTGTCAGAATCAACGACCGTCAGGTGTACGAGCTCCCCTGACTGATCGACACTGATCGTTCTGGTGGGGTTGTTCATATCGGCGGCGGTACTCATCGCTCGTCCTTCCATCCTTCAAGTGCGTGCATGAGGTCTTCGGCCACTTCCTTGTTCATGACGAGATATGTCTCGTTGTTCATGTGCGCGGAGTCGCGAAGATCGAGTGCGATGGTGATTGTTTTCGAATCAACTTCGAGAATTCGGGCGGTCATGCTGCGTCCTTTCTGAGTGTCCAAACACGGCACGATCTGCCGCTAGGAGTTTTCGATTGACCCGACACCACTAACAAGCCGGACTCTGCGAGCTCGTGCCTGGCGGTGCGGATTCGTTGGGGGGTGAAGTGGGAACCGATGAGGTATTCGACTAGTTCGTGGTCTGCGAAGTGGGTTCGTTGGGTGAATGCGGCGAGTACGACGGCACGTGAACCGTGCACATCGTTACTGTCCGCAGCGGCGTGACTCTCGCGGGGATCGGTTCGGCGGGTACGGGGCGCATCCACACCAAACAAGTTGTGAATCACCGGGACAGTTAGGTCGGCAGGGAAGAGGGCGAGATCGCTCATACAGGGATCACCGACCAGCACTCAGCACTAAACCGCTTGCAGTATGCGCACCGAGTCCCAAGCTCCATCCGCGCAAAACTCCACCTGTAGGAAGCTGCGCAAACGAGAACGTCTTTAGGCAAGCAAGTAACTGTTCGCTTACCCACGACTGTGATTGTGCAAGCGGGATGCGTTGCGCCAAGGTGTTCTGATTGGCATCGAAGTTCGTCTGCCCAGTGGTCTTCGAGGAAGTCCTCACGCAAATCAATATCCACACCCAACGCGCTCACGAGTTCACCACCCAAACGGGGATAGCTACCCAAAGGGATACGGCAGCCAGAACGCCGAAAACTAGCACCCAGTCCGACATGAAATCGCGCCATGATGCCAAAATCGCAGCGGCCACGAACAACCAGCCAACGATGATAAAAGGGAGTGCCGCGATCACGAGTTCACCCCCGCGAGGTTCTCCGTGTAGCAGTCCGTCACCCCGTCCGGATGAACCCACCCAGTAGCGGTGTCACGGATCGGCTTCCCGCACGACCCACAAGCTCTCGCCGGCGCAACCACCAACGACGGCAACTCGTTCGGAAACAACCGGTACGCACGCCCATTGATCGCCAACACCTCCCCAGACTCAAAAGTCGAATCAAAGAGGGCACCATCAACGAACACTGAATACAGCAACGGGGTAATATTTGTTTGGACCATCACACGGTCTTCCTGTTTGTGGTTTCCCCCAGTTAGCCGCTGGGAGTTACTGCTTTAAGGGGAGGGGTGCCTGTCTTGGGGGTCGCGGTACGACAACAAACACCCCCGGTCTAGTGGGGTTCGGGAGTAAAAAGTGTTACCCCGTTATCACCAGCGCCACGATAAGCGGGCACAATTTTGCCGGCTTGCACACGACGGGTCAGGGTTGCGCGAGAGATTCCGAGTTCTTCGGCTTTCTCTTTCGCTGTTAGCAGCTCACTTGTTTGCATGAAATGAGTCTCCCACGTAGCACCGACATTTGCAACAAGCATTTCACCTGCTACACCAACATCTCTGCAATGCGATCCAGTTCCGCATCACCAACAACTGCATAGTGGGTGACCGTCTCCATCGAAGACCACCCAAACATTGTGCGCACAGCAGCAGGGTTCGCCCCCTTCGACAAAGCGATCGATGCGCCCCGTTTCCGCATATCGTGGAATGTGTGCTTGATACCGTGACGGGCCATGAGCCGGTTCACTTTACGTTGCAACGTAGCGCCCGTGTACGCCCCACCACCGCCCGTTAGAACGTTCCCGCCAGTGTCGGGAAGCAGGTAGTCGAGTAGGACGGCGGAGAGGGGCACAGGACGCTCCTTCATGCCCTTACCCCTGACGAAGATGCGTCGAGCTTCAACGTCAATGTCAGCCCAATCCAACTCCGCACACTCTGACACCCGCAACCCCCCGTACCCACCGAGCGCAAACGCACGCTTGAGGTCTGGTGCTTCTTCGGTCAGCTCCCCTAATAGCCGTTCGAGATCGCCGCGCCCGATCATCCTGGGAACCTTATTTGGGATTTTCGGTGCATCTAGCCGGCGGGTGGGGTCGTCCGTGCGGTGGTCGAACTTGGTTGCCCATTTGAAGAATGAGCGGAGGCAGGCGAGCTCGTTGGCTTGTGTGCCGGGGGACATTTCGTAGCGGGTCTGCCACCATGCCTCGATTGCTTCGGTGTCGATGGTTTCAGGTTCACCATAGGCAGGAAATACGAGCCCTATGACGGCTTTGTATCTGGCTATCGTATGGGGGGAACGGCGGCGGTCTTTCTCGGCCCACTCGATGAACTGGTCAGGCAAACTCAACTGGTTCCTCCATGTCGAATGTTGGCTGGGCGATTTCTGTTTCCAACTCAGCAAGGTACTGGCATCCGGTATTCCAGTAAGAGGCCTTCAACTCGATTCCAAGCGCCCGCCGTCCGTTCTTGACTGCAACGTAAAGCTCGGAACCAACTCCACCAAATGCAGAAAATACGAGCTCGCCGGGGTTCGACCACAACCGCACGCACCGCTCAATGAAATCAAGCTGCAGCGGGGTGAGGTGGCGTTCATCGTCGGACTCGCGAGCGATACGTGCATTGAGAGTGTTCGACTCGCGGATGTTGTACCAGATGGGGCGTGCCCACTCGATCCACTCTTCATTTGTTACGTCCGTTTTCACCGGGGCATAACGTTCCCCTGCCTTCTTGAAAAGAAGAAGGTAATCGGGCATTGCTGGGGATGACTTGGATGAGTCTTTGTTTTTGGTCACAAACATCAGGTGATGAGCTTTGGTGCGGATCGCCTGCGCCTGGGGATCTTTGTCAACGGTGACGCGAGCCTCAAATTCCCACCCCTCCCGCTCGTAGGCGCGGATTACTTCTCCGGAGAAGTCTTTTAGGCCGGTGCGGCCGTCGCGTCCTTTCATGTAGGCAACGTCGGAGACGTGAACGCACGCGATCCCACCGGGCACCGTGGCGCGGAGGTTCTCGCGGATGATGTAGCTGTATTGCTCGAAAAAGTCATCCCACCCGAGCGAGTTCCCCATGTCGCGGATGCTCGCTGAGTATGTGTAAAGAGACTGAAAAGGGGGGCTATAAACGGAAAGATGCACGCTTTCAGTTGGAACCTCTGCAAGCCTCTCCCCCGAGTCCCCTAGCCAGAATTCCCATGCGCTGCCCTTAGCTTGGTCAGTTACATATGCGTCGTTGTTGCTCATGATGCCTTCCTAATGTGTTTGATAAGTCCGTCAACAATGCGGTTCGCCTGCTTCTCTTTGCGGCGCACGTTCTCTGCGATCTGCCCCTCAATCTCAGACAAGATGATATGAGCATGCACGACGCGCTGCTGCCCGAACCGGTACTGGCGGCGCATGCACTGGTAGTAGTCCTCATATGAGTCGGAGAGCCCTACGAAGGCCATGCGAGCTGCTTTCTGAAAGTTGAGGCCCATGCCCGCGATAGACGGCTTGGTAATAAGGATCTGTAGGTCACCGTGAGCAAATTCCAGCAGCTTTTCGGCTTTCTGCTCGGGAGTCATCGAACCGTGGACATTGACGGAACCGGGGATCGCTGCGGCGAGCGCTTCGGCTTCATCATTCATGCCACACCACAGCAACCAAGCCTCATTAGGTTCTGACTCCACCAGCGCAACTGCGCGGGCAACGCGAGCCGCGAGAGTTTGCCTGCGTACTTTTGATCTTCCAGATACCCCGCCGATCGTTGTTGCGAATAGTTCGTCTGGTGCGGCCTCAATTTCGACATGTACCATTTCAGGGATTACTTTTAGCCCCGGCAATATGTATCCTTCATCGGCATACCCGAGGTCGGAGGGGCGACGGATCGCGAGCGCCCACGAGCTCATCCACTCGATCATCGGCTCGTGCGCATGGCCCTTCATGCGCCAGCCGTCCTGATCGTGCACGAAGTACGCGGCGAGCATGTTGGTGCGGGTCATCTGACCGAGGAACTCCGCCTGGTTGGTGAGTTCCTCGGGGTCGTTCGGCGCGGGTGTGGCAGTCCACGTCGACCGGTAGGGCACGACAGAGAAGTGCTCGATCAGCAGGGTGCGGGTCTTGCCGTCCGACTGCTTGAGGATGGATGCCTCATCGAGCGCCACAGCATCAAATTTTGTTGGGTCGAATGAACTCACCATCTCGTAATTGGTGACATACACGCCGGGGCCAGCTATCTCAGACGACGAGCGCACATACCGCGATTCAAGATCGATGACCGATGCTTCCTCGATGGTCTGCAACGCGACCGCAAGGGTTGTGACAACCAGAGTTGTTTCTCCCATGACTCTGCACCATTCAAGTTGCATGCGAGTTTTGCCCAACCCGGTATCAGCCCATATTGCGGGGCATCCGACATGAGCTGCCCATGTCACTACGTCAACCTGAAAGGGCATGAGTGATGGGTGTAGGTCGCCGGGTAAAACTGTGACCCCGATACGTTTGGCTTTTGCTGTTCGCTTCGCCAATAATGCGGCGTAGTTGTCTGTCATGGTGCCGATATTAGCACGCCTGCTCCATTATTAGAGTTATGGGTCACTACTGAACAAATGAAAAACGCCCCCGCAACAGCGCGAGGTGAGCTGCGCGGGGGCGCGATGAAAGTTGTTACACGACTGGCGGATATCCTGCCCGAGCTAGCGCCGCCTGAGCGTCCGCGTTCACCTCAGAAGGTGTGCGGAGAGCCAACGCAAGATCCTGCGAACTCGTGAGGGCGTTCGGGACAGCGAGGACACTGATCGCGGTGAGTAGAGCGATGACGGCCTGAATCCAGGGAGCCCACTCAGCGGGGAGTAGGCCGGCGAATGAGACTGCTACTGCACCGATGATGGCGGCAACGAACTTTGCGTACTGTTTGATTTTGTCAATCATGGTGGTGCCTTTCGTTAGAGGGGTTTCTTGGGGGCGCGTTTGCGGGGTGGTGTTATGTCCAAAGCGACTTCGATGCGTTTGATCGCATCTTTCACCGATGAGCCGTTGTTGTAGTTGACCTCATGATGGATCTCGGCAATCTTTTCGTCTTGCGATTCCAGAGTGGCTGTGGTGGTTGCCATGAATGCAGGAAGTACGGACAACGCATCCACGAGCTGCACAAGGGCCCGGATCTTCGGCCACCCTTTCACCAGAAATGCGATGATCCCTAGGATGCCGAGGATCCAGCCGGCGAGTTGTAGAACGTTGACTGATTCCCAGAATTCGACCCAGTCCATCAGCTTGCGAGCCGTCGTGCTGCGTCGTCGTTGACGGCTTTAGCGAGTGCCGCATAGTCGATGGTGGCGGTTGGTGGGGTCTTGTTGGCGCGCGCATTGATCAACGCAATAACGCTGTCGCGGATGGCAATGTCTGCCGGGTCGATGCCTGCACCGTCTGCGTCGTAGATGACCCGGTAGCATGCGTCGGCGGTGAATGGTGCGATCTTCTCGCTGCCGTTCTCTGTCTCGAGCCATTTGGCTCCGCTGGTGTCGGTGATGAGTCGCATGAGCGTCGTCTTTCGTTTCGGTGGGGCAGGGGGGGTGTAGGTGCGTTCGTCAATGCGGGTGCCGTTGAACCAGAGTTCGGAATGCAAATGCACCTGCTTGGTCAGTGAACCAGTGGAACCCATCACACCGACCTGTCGCCCCTCGGCTACCCAATCCCCGTATTTGACGGTCTGGGCGGATAGGTGGCAGTACCGGGTTTCGATTGCGTCACCGTTGGCATCGTGGCCGTGGTTGACCCGCACTGTGATGCCGTAATCAGGGAGTGTCTGCGTGGACACCACTTGCCCGGGGAGCATCGCATACACCTGTCGCCCAGAACCCCAACCCCAATCAGTGCCGTAATGGAACGACCCATTGGGTTGCTTGCCAAATCCGCGAGTCGGCTGTGTCTTGTTTGAGGGGTTTTTCATAGTGCTGCCTGTATGACGAGGGCTGCGGCGGCTTGCACGGCAGCGGTTGGGTGGACACCGTCAGCGGATGCACCGGCCACCCACCCACCCACAGCGTTCCTGTATGCCCCGTAGGGGTCGCAGATTGTCCATCCGTTAGTGGTGGCAAGGTTTTCGTAGGCGACGTTCATGGAGGCGATCAGGGCGGCGCTCATGCCGGGTTGGGTGGCACTGTAGGGGCTGATCTTGTTGAGAACAATCTTTGGGGCACCGGAGAGAGCGGCGATGGCTTCGAGGTTCGCCAGCGTTGTTGTCAGTGGTACACCGAAGTAGGGGTCGTTGATTCCTGCACTGATAACCAGAACATCTGAGGGGACGGGCACCCACCCGGCGAGAATGTTTGAGGTTGTCCACGAACCGTGAGCTGTACCACCAGCAAACACATGCGATTTGATGCCCCACACCCACGACTTCGCCGCGTAGGGTTCCTGTGCCGCATACCATGCCGTCATCGAGTCACCACACGCTGCGAAGGTCAACGGTTCGGGGTTCGCGGCGGGGTAACGGAAGTCCAAACCGATCGTGTTGCCAGAAACCCACGGTGCAGGGGTCGTGTTGCCTTGGATGAGCCGGTACGCGGACGTTGTGGTGTCGAACAGGTACGGTCTGCCCAAAGACGGGTTCAACGGGTCTAGGAGCAACGCGATCGGGTACACGCCACCACTGACATATGCGGAACCAACCTGCCCACCAGTCGGCGGGAACAACGTCGCACGAGTCCTCGCAGGGACAGGCAAACCAATACCGGGCGCGAAACCCACCGAACAGGAAGCACCCAGAACAATGTCGATGCTGCCCTCAACAAAACCATTCGTGAACTGGTAACTACCAGACACCGAGCCGCCACCCGCAGTCAACGCGGTAAGGGAAGGCGCATACGGTTTCATCATGCGGGGGTATACGCAAGTCGAACAGTAACCGTGTCGTTGGTTGCCGGGGTGAAAGGTGCTGAGGCTGTGATAATTCCAAGAGCTAGATAGGTTGCTGCCGTACCACGCACATACAGGTTCACGGTCGAACCGGAACCCGTCCAGTTGGCGGTGATGTCATAGTCGATGGTTGCCGATGCGTCATACGCACTGCCACGACCCACCTGCGAAATCGCGGCATAGGAGAGGGGATCGGGGGCTGCTAGCAAAGTCCAGTTTGGGGAAGTTGTCCATGCTGCTCCGGAAGTACCAAAAGCAACTTTCAGTTTTTCTTCAATGTCACCCTCAACATAACGGGCACGAAAATAGGATGTCCCACCCGTACCCAAAGTGATGTTGTTGAGTGTTGGGGTGCGGGTGAACCACGGCGAATTCCATGCAACCCACGCAGAGCCGCTATACCGGTACGTGATCGTCGTATCAACCGCATACGACAAAGACCCAGCCTCAAGCAACCCCGAATAAGTAGTAGTCCACGACGTTTGCGCAGCAACATCCGCAAACCGCTTCGTCCCCACCAACTTAAACGCAGACCCGTTATACGAAACAACACAATCCGCAGCCGCATGATAAACAGACCACCCAGTGAACGCATCACCATCAGTGATCGTCGCAGCCAACGCCGTAGCATCAGCCACAAACCCAGTACCAGATCCATTCATCAAAGCCAACCGCTGAGTCAGCAAAAGAATATCGGCAGGCACATCAGGGACCGCCGTCGAACCGGGGTAAGGGTATTGAGCTGAACCAGTAGTCATCATCTATCCAATCGGAAAAACAAGCGGCTTATTAGGGGAATCCATGAGAGCTCGAGCATTATCGACACTCCCAACCGTGTACGTACCACCGGCGATCTTGTCGCCAGGGACAGAGCTGCTACCACCATCAAAAGAAACCAACAGTGGAGTCACTTGCATGATCCTGCACGCCTGCAACGAACCATTTGCGAACCGGGCGGCAATAGTGCGGGTCAGGTTATCCATTAGTTGCAACCTGCGATCTTGTCGTCAAATTCATTGACCCGGTAACAAGGTCCAACGTCAGCGTGTCGATGAAATGTTGAAATGTGAGAGCTGGTTGCTCATTTATTTGCGGGGTAATTACACGCACAACATCCCCGACATCGAGCGCCGGGTTAGAAACCAACCCCAGATCCAACGCCTCAGTAGACCCTTGGAACCTGTCGAGCATCCTCGTAGCCACTGACAAGGCAGCATCCGCAGTCGTGATCGTGGGAGATGAAAAGAAATGAGGAACCACACCAATCTTTGATGGGTGGCGGGGCGAAGAAGTATCACTGATTTGTGCGGTCTGTGGTGCCCATGTTTGCGACCCATCCCCCGAAGATGGGCGAACGATAACAGTGTTCGTCAGCCTGTCCTTTGGACGCGCTCTCGACGCCGACGACAGAACGCCACCAGAACCAGCCCTCACCGTCCACACCGCAGGGCTCGTCAAAGTGATTTTGTCGCGAATCAAAAACGAACCATCAGGAAGAAAAAAGGCATCCATGTTCCCTGCGGTAGCAAGATCATTTATTGCATCAGAACGCGATTCAGACCACACCGCAGTGCCCACAAGACTCGTATCGGTAGCAGTCTCCGAAACGCTTGTGCCCGGCTTACCAGCAATTACCGTTGCAGCAATAACTTCCTGCCGAGTCAACGTGATGGTCGGAGAATACGGTGTCAAATAATTTGCCCGACCAATCCATTGCATGTCGTCAACAATGTTGAAAGACATAGACCCATCACCCAACTGCTGCGACCCATCCACAATCTCCCCACAGAACACAGGCACCAACTCAGAATCAGCACCAAAAGAAACCCCATGAGTTACAACAACCTGCGCCCCATCAGTCGTCAAAAGATCAAAAACGGTGGAGTCCCCAACAACCTCAAGGCTCCCCTTGCGGCGGATACGTGCTGACGCATCAGCCGTGATCCGCCCGGCTTTCAATGACAACGTTGTTGATTCGCCCCCAGGGGGTGTGACTGTAGCAACAGTCTTGATCCGGTGAGGGTTCCCAAGGGATTCTAGGAACCGGTCAGATACGTTCCACATTAGAAACCTTCACGACGATTATCAGTAGCGACATCGGCGTAACTTTCATAGGCAAGAAACATCGCTGCGTAGCTGGTGTATGCAATAGCGAGAGTCGCATACGACCAACCCGTGTTCTGCTGTGTGACGATGGGCGACTGAACCTCAGTTAGCGGGAGCGCATACTGCCTGTAGGGAAGCCCCGAACCCTGAACAAAACGGGTGCGCGTTGTATCTCCAACTTGGTAAAAGGCATACAAGAAATCTGTCCCCATTGCAGGCGGGAAATTGATCAGTATCGGTGTCTCGTCAAGGAGCAACGCTTTCAAAGCGAGCTCTTCGAGGTTAGTCATCGTCTGAATAGTCAGCGTCCCGACATCAGAGGCCCGGTTACCGTTAGTTGTTGTGACCGGTGTTGCTGAACCCAAAATTTTGTGGATAGTTGCATTGGAAGGATTCGAAATCCCTCCGATCTCATACAAGCCAGCTTGCAAATCTCCGTCAGGGATCATGTTCGCGTGAACGGCGAACGAAAGCCCGGGGGTAGCTGGGTGAATCAACCAACCATCATCAGGGGTCAAAGTTACCGAATCGGATTCTTCGCTGACGGTCGTCAACGCCCCATAAGAAGCGACAGTGATGTCATCCACAGATGTTGAAAAGTTTTCGAACTTCTGGACACGGTGAGGTGTTGTTGGCCCCAATGATCCCGTTGTCGGGCTGTCAGCAACAAAGAGGTCGCCGGCAGAGTCGAAGGCGATACCTGCTGGGTAGTTGAACTGGCTATCACCTGTGCCCCGCGTCCCAAGAGAACGGAGGAACGTCCCGGTCGTGCTGAACGTTTGGATGCGATGGTTCTGCACATCTTGAACAACAATGTTGCCGGCAGAATCAAAAACTACCCACCACGGGCCAGAGAATTCTCCCGACCCACTCCCAACGGACCCCCACTTGGTTACAAAGGTATGACTTGAATCGAATTTTTGTACACGGTTGCCGCTCGACTCAACAACGTAAATGGTTCCCGAAGAATCGATGCAGATGCCTTTAGGGTTGTTGAACTGCCCATCACCAGAACCGGCAGTACCGAACTTGCTTGTGAATGTTCCGGTGTTTGTGAACTTCTGTACTCGGCTGTTGCTCTGGTCGGTGACGTAGATGTTTCCGGAAGGGTCGACAGCAACACCCCAAGGGTTACTGAACTGCCCATCACCAGAACCGGCAGTACCCCACTTTGTTGTATATACGTGGGGGTCTGACGGCGAACCGGGCGGGGTGAACTTTTGTACACGGTTGTTGCTCGCGTCTGCCACATACATGTTGTTCGAAGAGTCGAAGGCGATGCCTGCGGGATAGTTGAACTGGCCGTTACCGGAACCAACGGAACCGAACGACACAACAAAAACGCCCGCTGCCGTGTACTTATCAACAGCATGAGTGTCACGGTTCGTCAAATACACGTAACCCGCAGTATCGACTGCCATCCCCGCAACCCCATAGGTTCCGGTGCTCGGCAACGTCCAACTCAGCTCCCAAACAAGCTGCTGCGATGGGCCAACGATCTGTACCTGAGTCACCACAACAACCGCATTCAGAGAGTAAGCTCCCGCCGAAGTTGTAATCAGAACCGATGTTGGGGTGACATCGACAACCCACGTTGTTGTACCGGGGACGAAAGTTGCAGACTGGGATCCCGCGATGATGCGGGAGTTTGCCACATCAATGTAGAAACCACCAAAAGAAATTGTCGCAACACCAGTGGGTACAGCGGCGAACGTCGTCCGGTAGCGTCCAGATGTCACAGCACGGGTCACAGAGGCTGTCAGCGAGTCGCCAGCCGTCCAAACTAGCTTCCCGCCACTCACAGACCATGAAGCGCCCGAAGTTGTCCACGCGGCAAGGGAAGCCCACGTTTCTGACCACACTTCGGATACCGAAGAGTCGTCAAAATATTCAGCAGACCACCCATACGTCACAGGCACCCCATACGGGCATTCGTAATCGTATGCGGTGCGGGATTCGAACCCGGCTACCGGTTGGGAACGCAAAAGGGTTCGTTGCCCTGAAAGAGTTCTCCACACAGAAACGGTATCCATCACGTTTCCGGTACCGACAGAGATATCGATCTCATTGCGGGGTGGGATGAAAGCAATGTCAGAGGTTACAGAAATTGTCATCCGACTAGACCCCCATCCAAATCGACTGACTGCCACAAATTATTGCGCTCGACCTCAACACGGATAAGACCCTTCAAACTGTTTAGCCCTGTGTCATTGAATATGCGCACGTTGCCGCCACCGGTCATCGTTGCTGCAATGCGGTCACCGATCTCACCCAGCACATCCGGTCGCAGGGGGAGTACGGCTTCGTTGTATCGCCCTTCGGCCACGGTGATGTCTCGCCCGCCTGGGGTCGCCATGAAGTACCCACCGGTCGCATACCCATAGTTGGTGTTGTTGCCGGTGGTGAGAACTTGGGTGTTTGTGCGGGTAGTGAGCCCGAGAACTCCGAGGCGCGCAATCTTGTTGAACTTCGCTGTCACACCCGTCAGCGCGGAGACAGAGTTCACAGCATTCGTGAACGCCGTCCCGATCCCATTCGCCGCATCAATCGCGGTGTTCGCCAACCCGACCACAAAGTTATAGAACCCGATGAACGCACCCTGCAACGGGGCAGGTAGCAACCCCAGATAAGTTGCGACATCCCCAAGCGCATCCTTACCATCGCCCAACGAGTCCCACAAAGTAACACTCGCCAGAAACAGATCCGCGAAAAACCCAATGATGTCCGCAACCGCAACAACAGTCGCCGTGATCGCGGGTTCAAGTTTGATGAACAGGTCAATAAGTTTCTCGAAAACAGGGACACCCTTATCAAGCATCACCTCAGTAAGTTTCGTCACAGCCGGCAACAACGCCGTACCAAGTTCGGCTCGAGCATCCTCAAACCGTGCCTGCAAAATACGTTGCGAGTTCGCCAACTGATCCGAGGTGTTAGAGAAATCGCCCTGTACCTTATTGGTCTGCTCAAGCAACGACCCGTACCGGGCCTGAACTTTCTGCGCCTCCGTCAGCTCCGTACCAACAGTGCCGATACCGTTCGCGTAAGCGTATGCCTCCACCGATGCGGCAGACAGATCAATGCCGAACTTGCGGAGGGGTTCCGTCTCACCAGCCAAACCCGACTGGAACAACGACAACGCATCATTGACATCAAGGTTGTAGACAGAAGCGAAGTCAGCGCCCCGAGTTGTCAACTCGTCCAACGTTTTGACAACATCACCACCATCACCCGCAACAGTTGTCGCAAACGATGAGAACTGGGTTGCAAGCTGGTTGAACTGGTTCTTAGACAAACCCAACCGGTTCGCCGCCGTATCACCCAGTTTGGTGATCTCCCCAGCAGCATCACCAAACGTGACCTTCACTGCATTCGCGGACTCATTCAACGCAGACGCAGAATCAACCGACTGCGAGAACAGATCAGAGACACCACCGATAATCCCGGCACCAAGCAGCAGACCACCGATAACAGGAATGAACTTACTGAAACTCGCAACAACACCACCACCGAGCGCAGCACCAGCACGCCCACCAGCAGCACCCGCCAGAACATCTACCCCAGCGAGCTCTGAACGAACAATCCCCGCTGTGCCCTTCATCGAGGGCAGTAGCGAGAAATAGGCGGTGGCAAGTTCAGCAGCCATCATTGCCTCCGTTCAGGGGAACGCCCATTACGGGAATTCAAATAGTTCTGCACTTCATCAATAGGCAACGGTTTGCCGATGACCTGTTCGTTGGTGTCGTAACCGGGAACCTTTATCGGTTTCGGTTTCGGGCCTTTACCGCCGCCACGCTGCCAGTTACCTGCCCGTGTGGAATCAATCTGCGAGGCCATGAGAACTTCGAGCCGCGACCACGGGGCAGCACCATTCACCGCCGCACACAACTGCGAATCGAGGGGAGCGAAACGAACAAACGCCCCAAAATCGAGCCACGAAAACGTGAACCCAATATCGTCAAGAGAACGACCCGCCATGAACAGGTCGTATCGGATGGCCTCCCGGTACTGAACTATCAGTCCGTAGAGGCCGAGGATTCCCCCGTTGACGCACCAGACGCTTCCATCCACGCAACGGTCAACTCGCCAAGCTGCTCACCATCCAACTTTTTGAGCGCCGTCACAGCCGCAGCATCTTCGAGCTCCGCACAAATATCGACAATCTGCACACCGTTCTTACGGCTATCTGCCTTCTCAATGAACTCGAGAGACAAATACTGCACCTTCGGAATAGAGAACTTATTGGATCCATCAGTGGTGAACTCGAATTGGTTCTGGTTCAAAGAACGCTTCGACTCAGGAACGGAATACATAGCTGACCTTTCACATAGCCGACCAAAGAAAACTCGCGGGGCTGGCCGGTCGGCTGAGGAACCAACCCCGCGAGGGTTTAGGAGAAGAACTTCGTCGTGTAGATGTACGCCTTGTTACCCGAAGTGTCAGGGAACGCCGACAGCGTCACCCCATACGCGACAGGCTCACCATCAGTGAAAACAATGTCCGACTGTGCAGTGACCTGGCAGTTCGGGACAACCACCCGGTACGCCGTCTCACCATCGAGGATCTCGAAAACGTAGGCACGGTAATCAAGTTGCGTCGAGTTCACCGACACCTTGTAACCGGTACCCGAAACAACCACATTGTCTGTGCCGAAGACTTCGCGCAGCACAGCCGGAGAAGTCTCAAGGAAGTTGAAAGCGAACGACAGATCATCCGTCGTCTTGATGACACGGATTTCGTCGCCACCCCACGCACGCAGAGGGTTAGTGTCACCCCCACGAGTCATCGTCACCCCAGCCTCGTCAAGATAACCGAGAGCAGAAAGGGAAGCGTCGAGAGCCGTGTTGGAAGTCGTGGGAAGAGTTGCCGTGGTCGCGCCGGCATACACGCCACCGGTCGCCTTCGGCTTCCCAACAACCACATTCGAAGCAGTGTTAGTCATGATTCTCCAAAGCGCCGACCTTGGATGGATGCGTTACAGCGCGGTTTGCCTAACGCCCACAGAAATGGTCTGTGTGTACCTCGCCTGACCCGAATCTGGATCAGGAAGATTAGCCGGCCCCGAAAACTCTTGGGGGTCGTAAAATTGTGAGCCACCGGTCGAACCGATCGCATGAATGAGCCCACGAGTGAGTGCAGCGTTCGTGTACGCCAGAATCGGGTCATCCGCCCACGACTCAACAGCGAACGTTGGATTGTCCATAACAAGAGTGGAAGTTCCACCAACCCGAATCACACGAACAAACGCGGCCGGGCGGGGCGTAGGGACTTGTGTGCCAGCTCGCACCGAATTGGAGCGCGCCGCATACGCAGTGTTCAGATACGAAATGAGCAACGCCTCAGAATCGGGGGCAACAATGACCTCAACCACGGCCAGCATCCAACGCCCGAGTCAACACACGATCCCGCGCCTCAGCCTCCATCGCCTCAGGAGTAGCAGTTCTCACCGATACTCGAGGAACTTGGCGACGACCAGCACGCGACTGCACATCCACAACAAACCCAGCATCCTCACCACCCGCAGCATCCGCGATACGGTTCCCCGCATCCTCGAGAAGCTGCTCCACCCCCGACTCACGCATGTACTCCCGGTAACCGGTAAACACATGAAACTTGATAGACAACATCAGCCCACGACCCTTCTCAGGTAAACCTCGTCATGCTGCGCCACCCCAGTAGGCGAATTGTGTTGCTCAGGGGAACCATCAACCTCATACGTGACACCACCCTGAACCCACCGGTCACGGTAAGCGATATCCGACTCATAGGGGGCAAGGAGACGGTGGGTGACGATCTCACCAGTAAAACCTGGTCGAATCTCTTCCGACTTGAGAGGCTGCAACCGGACACCAGAAATGGTGACCTCAGACGGTGACGACCACGACAAAACCACATCGTTACGCGCATTCGTAGACGTAGTAGCCCTCTGCCTCACACCCGACTGGTTATAGAACGACCGAGACATCAGAACCGCGTCATCGACGGGACATAACCGGAATCTTCACGCCGCATCACAACAACACCAGCACGAGCCGGGAAAATGCGGTCAAGAACCCGCTTCTCACCCGTAGACAACTCCGAAATAGCGTTATACGAATCGAAACCAAAAGTCACCGACTCACTACCACCCGACTCCTGCTGCACACCCGCAGCAACATCAGGGTTGATCTCCGTCAACCGTGACGCAAGCCCACACACGAGCTCAGTCAGTTCATCAGGCAACGTCGCCCACCCCGACGTATAAACGACCGTCAAATTACCCGAATAGGCGGGAGTTTCCAGCACACCACCAGACCGCAACACCCACTCATCACTCGTCAAAGTGATCGGGTTTGCGGGGTCAGTGACATCCGTCACAGAAGTAACCGAATTCACAGGACGCTCAGGCAACTGAATGATCGGCCCACGACCCGTGATCGTCGTCGTCGTAGCCGAAATCGTCTGCCGCGTGTACCCGCGCACCCGAGCGGACGCCCTAGCAAACATCGCAGACGCAATAGTCCCGTACCCGAAAGCTGTAGCTGCGGTCTGGTCAGCGAGGTTAGCGAGCATCAGCAAGCCTTTCTACTTCATCGCACCACGCCTCAACCTCAGCGTCATGTTGTGCTGCTTGGAAAGCGGCCCGCTCGAGAGCGACCGCAGAAAACTCATCCCACGCACCCAAAATGGTGTTGATACCTTCAACCCACGAATGCGGGTGCTCACGCAGAGCCCACGTACCGACACCCTGCATGTTCTCAATCAGACCCGGCAGAGGGGACGCGATCACAGGGATACCGTGCGCCATCGCCTCAGACGCAACCATCGACCATGACTCGGTAGCAGACGGCACCATCAGAACAGCAGTACGCGCCCACACCTTCTCGGTCATCTCAGCCGGGGTAACAGGGTCAATGACATCCACATTGGCGGGCGGTCTACCCGCAGGGCGGGACTGCTCCCCATAACCACCACGAACACCCAGAAACCCGAGCGGTTTCATCAGCTTCGCGACTTCCCAGAACGGGCCAATCTTCGACGTTCGCTCCATGTTGATGACCGTCACCCGGTCACCATGCACAGGCTTCTCCGGCAACGCCAGCGGAGGGTGAACGACAACCGTGTTACCGAAACGCAAAGTTTTGCGCATCGTCTCCGAATTCATCACCGCAAGATCAGGGCGCATATTATGCAACCCAACCTCAACCCCCATGCGAGAGTTGTGACAGATCGCAACCTTCTTACCCGGCCACGATTCCACCGAACCCTCATAGAACTCGGCATGGTAGATCAACACATCCCCGACAGGGAGAGGATGCCATTCGCCTTTCGGCAGGTCACCACCAATGACCTGAATACCGTCATACGCCCACGGGGCTACACCCTGGCGGACAACAACAGTGACCTGATGCCCACGCGCTGCTAAACGTTTCAGCAGCGCGTGGGTCATCAGCTCCGAACCAATAAACCTGTGAGGCGGGTACGACAGAAGAGACGCAACAACATGCACAGGTTTACCGACCCTCTAATTGGTTAGGACAGGAACGACGAGAACGCGTTCTGCGTGGTACCACCCGAAACGTGCGAACCGATGGCGCGCTGACGCACAACCTTCGCCCCGTACACGTTCAGACCACGAACGATGTCAGCGAACTTCGTCTGGTGACGCAGCGCCTCAGTCTCCGTGATCTGGCCGGCGAAACCAGCAGCGGAACGGTGGTAACCAACAGCAGTCGGCTTCGTCTGGTCGCCAAGCAGCGGCGACTCAAGAACCGTGAAACCCCACACACGGGCAATCTGCCCATTGCGGAGTTCCTCGCCGCCACCCGCAAGGGCAACGTCAGAGAGGCCATCAACGAGATACTCCGAGAAGGCCGGGTTGACGACAAGGAAACGGTCGCTCGTCGGGATCTTCTTGTTGTTCAGGAAGGTACGAATCTTGAGGGCTGCTGCCTTCGCCGTCGCGTAAGAGCTGACAGTGGTCGGTGAAGCACCGGTCACGTTCAGGGTCCACGACTCAGACAGGAACTTGCCGAGCAGGTACGACTCCGCATCCTCAGCGAGCGCACGACCCGCAGAGGTCGTGTACGCCTCCATCGAACCAGCAGCCTGACGCTTGTCAATGTCATCGACAATGAACGAGAACGCCTTCTCCTGATCAATGTTGACATCGATACCGTCATCGGCGAGAGCCTCAGCGGTGATCGAGCGAGAAGCACCCGCATAGTCAACGATGGTGGGGGTGACAGCACCGGTGATCTTCACCGTGTTACCGACACGAATGTCAGCATCAGGGATCTGGCCGTTGCCCTCAATGGTTGGGATGGCGACCTGGTTCGCGAAGTACGCGACTTCCATTTCTGCACGCCAAATATCGGGAATGAAGTTGTCAATAGCCATGAGCTATTCCTTTCGGGGTTAGACCCCCATCAGGCCGTCGAGTCGTCCCTCTTTGCGGGCTTCGACAATCTGTGTGGAGGTCATGTTTTTGAGTTGGTCACGGGATGTGATCTGTGCGGCCTGACCCACCGGTTCCCCCTGCTTGCCCTGACCTTCGGAGGTCGCAACAGCAGAGGGTTGTGTGTTTTTGAGATCAGCGAGAAGTTCGTCCGCGTCCGCCTCGAGCTCTTCGCGGGTAGCGCCGACAAGACGTTTCGCCTGTGAGGGCGTGAGTTTCTTATCGAGCGCCACAGAATTGCGGAGAGCATCAATGCGGGTGGTGGCGAGATCCCGTTCAGCGGCATCGGCTCGCGCCTGCGCCTTCTCGATCTCGGTCTTGTTGGCTTCCTCGATTTCCGCAAGCTTCTTAGCTGCTGCGGCATTCGCTTTGGCGTTGTCCTCGTTCTTACGAGAATTCGCTTTCCACTTCTCGGCTTCGGCCTGCCAATCGATCACCTTTTCGGTAGTCGCGGCTGTGTCTGCTGTCGTGTCCGTTGCGGTCGCGTCAGCGGTAATGGGGTCAGACATTGGATACTCCCGTTTCGGGTTTTAGATGATTCACCCATTTCGGGCGAACCCCACACATGAGCGTGGGGAAGATTCGAAGTGATCTTCGATGGGTGGCGCAGATATGGGTCTGAGCGGCCACAGGTGACAATCTGAGGGCGTAGGAGGCCGATCTGGGACGGTATGACCTGCCCGCTTTTCAGATAGTCAGGCGGGCGACATTCGAAAACGTGTTCTATGCCGCCAACTGGTCAGGGCCAGTGAACTTATCCGAAGCCCACGCAAGAACCGGCCCGTATTCACCGTTCTCGTGAGTCGTGATCAACTGCCGGTAATCCTTGCTCGAGGCGGTCGTGTCGATCGTTCCGCCTGTCGCCTCAATATGCTGATGCACCGCAGACAACAAATCAGGGTCAAGAACCTGGCCGGGGTCATACCCAGCACTCACCGCCTGGACCGAACAATCACAATGACCATGAATCGGCATCAGCTCAGAAACCTTGTACCGCTGCGTCGAAGCGATCGCACACAACGCACAATTCTCAGAACCCGACAACACACGCCGGTAGTAGGTGTAACCGCCCGACTGCAACGACGCACGCGACTGAGTTGTTTTCGCCAACTGCAGATCAGTTTCGAGCAGCACCGTCAACCGCGACGCACCCTCAGTCACCGCTGACGCAAAATCGCGACCATTCGACAGGGCCGTGTACAAAGTGACAGCGGGGCGACGATACTCAATGACCGGATCAACTTTGCGAGCGTCAAGAATCTCATCACGGCCAGCGAAAGCCATCGGTGCGAAATCGCCGCGAGCTCGAGCCTCCTGCCGCATGTACGCAGCAGTCACCGTCGCTGTGCGAAGCTTTCCCGCCTGCACAACGGGAACAATCTGTGCAACAAACCGGTCAATGTCTGAATCACGGTAGTCGGGCAGGTTCTCCCACAACCACGCACCCCGTCCAACCACTGTTGAGCGGATGTTAGCTACCGTCCTCTGGTAGCCGGCGAGAACTTGCTCAGGCGTTGGCAACGGCAGGCACCGGAGCTACAGGGGCAGCGGGAGCAACTGGAGTGGCGGCAGCGGCTAGTGCCTGCTGTTCTTCCTCACGCTCCACAGCCATGTTGTCAACATCCGCAGCAGAGAACCCAAGGATTGAGATCATGATTGTGCGCCAAGGAACTTCAACGGCTTTCGCTTTCGTCGCCGCATCATATTTCTCTGCCGTGGTCACATTTGTGGGGTCAGCGAATGATGAGCTCACCGTTTCCTTGAACTCAGGATTGAGGACACGCAACGCGATCGCGAGAACCTCATTCAGGGAAGGTTTGATGCGGGCGATACGATCCTTCGCTTTCATCACCAAACCCTCTTTCGAGAACTCCGAGCCCGCAGCAGACTGGTTCGCCCCATCAGGGACAAGCATGGGAGTCGGGGTGCGGGTTACAGATGCGAGGTCGCGAATGTCATCCTTGACCGCGTTGAGCATCGCAATGATGCCCTGCGACGATTCCTGCGACTCCCAAATCTTGATGCCCTCGGGGAGTTCCCAGAGAGCACCGGGCGCGGGAACAAAAATGGATGCGTAATCAATCGGGTTGCCAGCCTCATCGGTCGGCGGTAGGCCACCCTCAACGGCACGCTGCCGGAACGCCTGCATAGCCGTCGTCACAAGACGGTCAAGGATGCCCTTATTGATGCGATCCAAAATGTCCGTGTGAGGTTCAAACTCACCCGACGAGTCATGGTTCTCGAACACAACAATCGGCGGGGCACCCGTATAGGGTTCCTGCTCACCGGGAGTCCACGACCCATAAGCCTTCGTAATCAGCTTCTTCGACCTCGCATCAGGGTTCGAGTAAATGGACCGCGAAAACTTTTGACGCTGCCCCTCAGCCCACACATACGCATAATCTTCCTGCGCATCCTCATCACGCCACACCTTCACACCAGCGCGAGCCTTCCACGGCTGCAACGGATCCGTCGCCGCATACATGAACTCCGGCTGCTCCGACGTAATCACCGGACGACCAACCGAATCACGACCAACAACCATGTAACCGATAGAAACCGTCAACATGTCACGGATCGTGTCCGAAACAGCAATATCCATCCGATTCTCAAGCCAAATCTGACGAACAGTATCATCGTCAGTCTCCGACTGACCAACCATCACACCATTACAAATCAGACGCTCCGCCAAAGCATCCACCACAAGGGCACCAAAGTTCGTGCGCGCTTTCGCCTGGAACTCCAACCACGACGCACGCACATTCTTACCCGCCTCAGGCAAAGGCGCATGACCATTCACATACGACCGCAAACGGTCAATACGTGGACGGCGATCATCCAACCTCTTCGTGAGAATCGGGAGCCAGTCCTCCGGTGTCGTCGGCTGAACCAATGGAGCCTCCTAGTAGATACGGCGAGCCGAACCTGTACGTCTTGTACCAACCCCCTTACCGAGGGCATCAATACGGCATGAATAGGCGAGCATCGCCGCATACGCGGCATCAATCTTCGCAAGGTAATCGTTATTGGGTTTCCGCAGCACAATGCCCGAACGGACACGCTGCCGGCGCGCATTCAAAAAATGGCGAGTCAAATCATAAGAACCGTCATACGAAATTTCACGGTTCACAATCGCCGCCTGCAACGACTCAAAACCACGAACCACAGCAGTCATCGAACGAGTGTTGAAACTGATCGGCTTCTCGCGTGTGTTGACAACTTTCAGACGGCGACCATATGCGGCCTCCCACTGCGCCACATGCCCATCCCACATCGCCGGGTCAGCATAAAAACCAACCACGTTGAAATCTTGGAACGCTTGCCGAACAGCCGCCTCCACCTGCGCCTCAGGAATCGACCAGCCTTTTTCGCCCGGCCCATCCGGTGGCTCCCACACACCCAACTTGAACAGATGCCCATCAGACACACGACACCCAACAAGCGCCGTCGCATCCGGTTTGGATTTAGACCGACCTCGAGAACCATCAAAACCAAGGGTGATCGGGTCTTGTCTAGTGACCTCTTTGAACTCAGGATTAGCCAACTTGTCAATCGCTTTGAGCTCCACCTGCGACAACCACGAATCCGCCGCATGAGTGATCTGGTTCAAGAAGTCAGCCCGCATCACCTGCGGATCATTCGCCGTATCCCAAAAGTCCAGTGCAATACGACCAATAGGTGACCAACCGGGTTCGCACGGCGGCTCGTGAATCACACAGCCGTCAGGGTGATTGGAGCTGTCACCGTAAGCAACCCGTAGACCAGCTATCAGCGAAACCTTGTCCTCGGGGTCGGTGTCTGCTGGTGCTTCGCGGTGGTCGTAAAGAATCGACCGACTTTTTGCTTTGCCCTCAAGAATCGACTGCCAATACTTCGCAGATTCCTCAGCAACCGAATTCTCACCCGGCGTAAAAGCATTCGGAGACTCAATCGTCACCCCACCCAGCTTCGTCGCATTGTTCCGAAGAACCTGCGCAAACCGGACACCACCGTTTCCCGCAACCCATTCCTCTGTTTGGTCCATGATCGAACAAACAGCACGAGCACCCTTAGCCGCACGCCCCGACGATGTAGCCGGCTCAATACGCCCAGAAGGAAGATTCACAAACGAATCCATCGGCTCAATATCAAACTCATTGACCGCAGGACCCTCACGCAGCATCTCAAGCAAAACACGCCACGTATTACGCATCACCTGGTCTTCATTGACCGCAGTAACCAAAACTAGGGGAACACGAGTTTGCGACCACGGCCTGCCTACCGGCTGACCGCTCGCATCCCACCCGTCAAAACACACATCGAACAAACCCTCAGCAATACCAATCGCCGCAAGAAACGGCGACTTACCCCAACCACGCGGACGACTAAGAACCGCACGATGCCGCACACGCTCACCCGTCACCGGATCCAACTCATACAGGCGAACCAGAAACTCGTACTGTTCACGAGTCAACTGCAAAGGCGTGTACTCGGCCTCATCAGGGGAAGCTAGAAATTCCTCCATCTGCTGCACCACAAAATGACCCAACGACGGGAACGCATCATCGTCAGTCGGAACCCAAGGCATTACGCCTCAAGTTCAGGCACATCAGGCAGATCAGATTCAACCCGACCGAACCGCGACCTAGCCGAATGCGACCTAATGGGAGCTGCAGCTTCAACCGTGTCGGCCTGCGCGAACTGAATGCGTAGACGAGCAACATCATCGGGAGCAATTCCGAACTTCGCGAGCTCGAGCCGAAGCTCGGCAGCAGCAGTCGTGCGCCCGTTTAGGAAGTCGTCCATGAGGATCATTGCCGCAGCCAGCAATGTCCACTGCGCACCGACAAGATTCGAGGTCGTCGGAAACTGTTCAAGCTGATCCCAGAAGCGAATTGTCTGCGGCTTCCACGGCATCTCGGTAGACGGATTGATCTCACCAACCGCTTCAACCAAAGAGGGCTGACGATCGGGAACTACTTCGACAACACGAAACGGCACAGGATCACGAGGCGAATGCCCAGCGCGACGTGCAGGATCTTTAGGCTTCGGGCCAATACCAGCCATAGCTTGTAACTCCCATTTCGGGACGGAACGATCCCATTTCGGGAACGCTTAGAACTCGGATGCGCCCTTCGACCAGTTACAGGCCAAGTGCGCCAACTGAACATTTGCCAAAGTGTCGTCGCCACCACGAGATAGCGGAACGCGATGATCGACAGACGCAGCACGTCTGTCGGGGTAGGTAAGTGATGGGTCAACAGGCTCAAAACAGAGGACGCAACCCCATGAGCTTTTTGCTGCCACCTGTCCGAGAGAATATTTTTCCCGAACAGCGCCAACTTCGCGCCCTCGTCTGCTCAACCGGTGCTCGCGGTACTTGCAAGTATCGGAACACCGAGTGCGCTTCGCGTTATGGGCGATGAATTCTTCCCCACACACCACGCAGTTCTTGCGAGTCGCGGTTGGTACATACTTAGCCCGCCAGCGTTCCCGAGCAACGGCCCTGCTGCGCTCAATGTCTCGCTCCCGGTAAGAACGAACACGACACGACTCACCGCACCAGACTTTCTTATTCCGCTCACGGGTGCCAGGCTCAATCGTCACCCCGCATCCCTTACACGCCCGCTCAGCCAGCGTTTCCATAAGATGCTCCAAAAAGTCCCAGTCTCGGGGCGACCGATAGTCACAGCACCTCTCAG